TGGAGCAAATGGAGCAAGAAATTGAAAAGCCATTATCGATAATTAGAATGAAGGTAAACATTAGAACCAGTAGAAACATCAGCTGGGCCTGGTAATGCTTCAATAAATTCAGCTCCTGAACGTTCGTAACGATATCTAGATTCCATAGGATCTTTATAATTAGGAACGTATAGGATTTGAGCTAAGCGATTAGTTTCGTATAAGTAAACATCATCCCATAGCCGTAAAGCTTCCTTAATATTACTAGATCTAATTGTACGATCTACGTCACCAACAATGTTTTCTAATCGAGTACTAGGAGCAGAAGCAGCAGCCATTTCTGTCTTCTTTTCAGCTGTATCACAGCGTCCTAATTGAGTGATAATTTTGTTATAGAAAAAGGAATCGGGAATGGTGTTAGTTGCTTCTTCTAGCCGTGCATAATCGCCTGCAGGCACTGAAACCACAAGATATCCTAAATGATAACGCACACGACTCTTTTCATATTCAGATAGCTTCACGTTGCATTTAAGATCTATGTAGTTACTATTATAAAGCCAGTAATAACTATATTAGATTTCCATATGCGCTTAGTACATTAGTTAGTAGTTCTCGACCAATATCACTGGAAGAATTATTAGCTGTTAAAGCATCTTGAAAAGCTTGAGCTTCATTAAAACCTTCCATAAAATAATCTCTCTCTGGTTCTGATTCTTTAGTTTTTGAAATTTGAGGAATCGTTATATTTCCTCCAACAGGTAATGTTTTATCTGCATGACCTACACGAAAAACTACTTGTCCTTCTGGATTTAAAGAATTAGCATAACGCCCATAACCACCACCTTCTCCTAGAGAAATNCTACCATCGGCCATAGTTATTGCATAAATAGGAGCTCCTTCTACACTTCCGATTTCGAAGCGATTTGTTCCTTGTTTTGTTGGATAATAATCAAGACTTAAATAATCAGGATTTATATTATGACTATGTGCAGCATCTACTTTATATAATAATAATGCTTTTTCTTGTGGTGTTGCATTTAAGTTCCAGCGTAATCCTGATACATCAGAATTAGAAAATTCAATATATCTACCATCTTGTGCATAACGTGCAGCAAGAGTATCCACTGCGGCAATTTGTTGGTCTATTGGTAAAGAACGTGATATTTTCGTGTCAGCATGATGTGAACTTGAACCACCTATATTCGCTGATTCACCTGTCCATCCAATTTGTCTTGTACCTAATAACATAAAACTGAACCCCTAGTTTCCTAGGGGTATTAGTCCAATCTTTATTATACTCGTATTAAGTCTGCAGCAATAACTGCATCCCAATCTACTCTTTTTATTTGTCGTAATTGATCCAGGTTTGCAAATTTTTCACCCGACAATGAAAGTTGCAGATCTTTAATTTCCCTAGCTGTCTTTAAGCCAATCCCCTTAATATGATCAGCAATCATTTGTGGGGTAGCTCCATTAATATTAAGTCTTGTTTCTGGTGGAAAAGTACGGACTTCTTCTTTATTTGCTGCGTCTTTTATTCTTAAGGGTTTAACTATTTTTTCGGCTTTTTTATCTTCAACTATTTCAGTTTTATAACATGTAAAAAGACGTCCGTCTTGATCTTCCACCATGAACCAATCACCATCATCCCACTCACTTATAACCTTAACTCGTGCGCCTGTTTTTTTATGCTGATAAAGCATCGTTGTAGACATTGGGACTAGTATTTTAACTAGTCCCAGTTTAACCTATTTAGCTAGAAACTGTACGGTTAGGTAAATAACCGGAAAGATCACTGTATCCTGGTGCAGTATCAGGTTGAACATAACATACTTCAACAAATACATATCCTTTCTTACCTGCATCTACATCAGCAGCTGAGATATGAAGACCACTAGAAGTACTAGTAGCATTAGCAGTTGCTTTGCAATATACTTTGAAAGTAGTAGTTGCAGTCAACTCTTTATAGCAAGCATTAATATCATTACCTGCGGCACCTGTTGCAGTAAGTAGAGGTGACTCACTTACTCCTTCACTACCACCGGCAATAAACTTGTCACCATTAGAAGCAATACTTGCAGTGTTTACAGGCTCACCAGATTCAGCAACAGGGNTGCTTGAGTTATCCCGTCCAAAAGAAACAACGTGAGTAGCAGTTNTGGTATAAATACCAGAGGCTACACGTCCATCCCAACCAGAAGGAACTGATACTGCTGCACGATACACATAAGCAGGGCGGGTAGCGTCGCCGCTAACAACCATACCAGTGATATCAGGACGAGTACTGTCATTCTGATAAGGTGAAGGAACGATCACGTCTGCAGCAGAAACTGCAGCATCACCAGATGTAGAAAGTTCTACATATCCACGGAATTGGAAATAACGCCAGCCAGGGATGGCCAGTACCGAAGTAGGGCCTCCCTTGTCAGCATTATTAGTTCCGTCATCATTGGTATCAATATTTTTGTACCAACCGTTCAGAGCCTCGTTCCAGTTACCTGGATAGATTTTCTTAGAACCTAAATAATTAGCCATTTGTCATAACTCCAAAATTTGTTTATTTATCTATTGTTTTTTATCAGAGCGTTCCATCATCGTAGAGGAAGCTATAGCCATTAGTAATGAAGTCTTTGTTTAATACTTCGAAACCTGCATAGAGCTGCCAAATTAGAATAATGAAACGACTAAAGTCATCATTGTTATTGATAAGAACTTGAGCGTTTGGACCGCCAATACCAACACCAATTGCTTGTGGGCCGAAGAAGAATCCTTGTGCAACTTCATAAGAAGTATAGCTAGAGGATCCACCGATATTCATATCGGCAGTTACGTTCTTATTCGGGAAGTTCGTTGACTCATAGAACTTAACACCTTCGAACTGAACGCCAGTAGGCATTACAGGTTCGCCTGCTAAGAAGAAACCTTGACCAGCTTGAGGGCCTTGATAGAACGAGGTGTTGTTAGGCAGCATGGGATTACCCATGTACATGCCTTGTCCAGGATTGCCAGCATAACGAGCAATCTCACGGAAGTCACTATCTCTCCTCAAGTGCATCATAAAGACTGGATCGCAAATACAGCGATAAAGTCCATCAGCAAAAGTAGGAACATTACGCTTACGTAAGTCCTTAACAACAGTTAGCAGGTCAGTTTTAACTGAGAACTGTTGAACTTGTGCTTCAGATTCAGTTTGTGTATAGGATACACGACCTGTAGCATCTTTGGTCTTACCACCAGCGAAGTAATAACCACCTTGAGTAGATGATGCTTCACCATTGGCTTCTGCTTTTGAAAGCTCGTCTAAGAAGACACGATCACGCCACCGGCGATAATCATCAAGTAGCGTCAAGCTACCGATGGATTGGTGGAACATATTCAAGTTGCCAGTGTCTAAAAGTAGACGCTGAGCAGTAATTAAAGTTTCCCGAGCAATCTTAAAAGTAGAAGGCTGAGTCGGATCACCAGGATCTGCAGGGCCTGTATACTCTTTTAATACAACGAGAACTTTCTCTTTTGTGATATTACGGCTATTTGCAGTACCAATAGTTTGATCGGCTACACGCTCGCGAGCGTCCTTCGTTCCAGGTGAGCCCCAGAACTTATAACGATCCAACTGTACCGTTTGGCCGGGTTGGGATGTGAAGTCATGTACTACGACTGGCTCACAGGCCATCTCGCATACATAGGCTGGGTGGGGACGGTAAAGTTCCGCACCTAGAATTTTTGGAAAATCGCTATCTAAAAACACTTTTTTTTATCCTCCAGTATCGCTGGTAATTTTTTGTCGGATGAAAGATTGAGACAAAAAGTCTTATATCTTACAGAATTTTAGCAGTCGTAATTTTTAATAAAAAATTACATATGTAATCTAGCGTTTGCAGTATTACTAGAACCTGGTGATTCAGGATCTATACCTGGAGNAAANCCAGGAATTCCTATTGCATTATAAAAATCAGAAGAACCTCCTCCCAACATGCCACCTGCACCTGCAAGTAAAGGTGCAGCAGCTGCAGCTCCAATAGCTGTTTGTGTTAAAACTGGACCAGCTGAACGAGCTTGTTCTTTGAGTTCAGGTGCATTCATACGAAG